CGTGTGGCTGCTTTATTAGCGCCTGCAGCATCATTTGCTCTTATCAGCGGACCGATTTTACGCCCTTGAGTTTCGTAATCAGCATCTGCTTTTTTCTTGTACGAGTACAGCGTATCTTTATTTAATTCATCAACTTGTTCGATCTCTTCACTGGTAGGCTTTTGCCCTTGCATTCTTTTTAGAGCGGAGATCATTCCTTGTGCTGTTCTGTTAGCGTATGCCTTATCTCTGGGTTTCTTTTTGAACGGCATTTCAGGTGCAGAATTGATCTCTGTTGATCTCTTATCTGCATAGGACTTAGCAGTTGCCTTACTAATCTCATCAATCAGTTCTGTTTCTTCGCTATAATCACCATACTTTAGCTTTTGAGTAGCACGTTTTGAGCCAGCAAGTCGTTTTATCGATTTATCTCCACCCTGCATGCCTAAAGATCTTGCCTTTGATGCATATCGGGAAAGGGTAGTTTGTTTTAATTCGTCGATCTGATCAGACTCTTCAGCAACTCTCTTGGCTGTAGCGGTAGCAATGGCCATCTTCTTGGCTTTGTCCATACCCGGGTGCTTACGCTCCATGGCCTTGGCAATTTCTTCGCGCTTGGACATTTCAGCCGGGGTAAGGGTCTTTTCATCTAACTCAACTTCTTCCTTTTGGAATTTAGAGGATGAAGAAGCTGCCGGGCTAGAATGATACCATTTTCTGGCATCGGAGTCCCAGCGCATACCTTCCTTCTTGGCATCATCTTTCTGATGGAAAGGTACTTTGTGATACAGTTTACCTGATGCTCTTCCAGCTGAACTTGCCTTGGAACGGGCAATGGTTTGATCTAGGCTTTGAGAAGCACCGGATTGACCTCTAAAATGACGTCTGACAGCTGATGGGGATCCCATGCGATCGACCATTGTATCGTAATCTTCTTCACCTAAAATCTCTTCTCCAACAACCCTGGGGCTCTGGGTGTTAGCAGCTTTACCAGACTTATGCTCACCGCTACCCCCGATATGCTTACTACCATAATCGGTCTTCTCCGATTTTCTCGGCTTTCTGTATGGTAGTTGAGTTACTTTACCGCCTTTTTGAATAAATTCTTGAGCTGCGTCTTCGGCAACAGCTTCAAGAGCATTATTTGAAAGATAAGCACGTAACTGGGTAAGTTTAAGCATTTAACGTCCTATTATTCTTGTTCTTCTTCTGCTGCAGTACCATCAGAATAAAGATTACTTGCAATATCGATCTTTTTCTGATCTAAAGCATCAGCTAGCTTAGAAGATACGATTGCATTAAACTTTTCTTTAGCTTCGGTGTTATCACCGGAAAGAATATCGTCAATCATATCTTCAATAGTGAATTCTTCATAGTCAGTCTCGGCTTCAATTTCCGAATCACTAACTTCTTCAATTTCTTCGTTATCGGTATCAACAGTATTTTCGTCACCCATCATGAACTCCTTGTTATGGATTATTTATCATTTATTATTCTGTTGAGTTTCTTTACTCAGTGTCATTATCTGTTCGGCACCTGGCATACCTGGCTGCACCTCGGGTGGATCTTGTTCGTTTTGTTTTTCGATGTCTTTAACTTCATCGGTGGTAAGTCGTAGGACATTTTTTCTAACGTAATCCTTACTATAATATACACCAACATATGGTGCTATCATATTCAGCACGTCAATTCTATTGCGTAGATTTTCAGACTGTTTGATTTCTTGAAAGTATTGGTCCTGGGCGTATTCGTAATCTATGTGCTGCTTGATATCATCCCAGTCTTCCGGGCGCATTACACCCTTAAGTACAAGTTGGGTCTTTAAAATGTCATCAAACAGTGCGTTGAACTTACGGCGCAGTCTTCCTACAAATTTTGCAAACTTTATTTCGTCTCTTGAAATTTCAGCCGCTCTACCGAAATTAAATCCAGATTGTTGTTGGAATCTAGATGTAGGCACGTTAAGGGCTTGATACACCTTATTTTGGAAATATTCGATGTCGGCAATCTGACCAAGATTCTCACCACCAGGTAGGGTGTCGATTTCCGTCCCTCTGCCCCCTTCCCGTCTTGGTAACCAAATCTTCTAACATAGTCATAAACTTACGATCGTCTTTAATTTCACCAGTTGATGAATCATAGACGATCTTATTACGATACCGAGCCATGATATCCTTCATGTACTGCTCGGCTTTCAACTTAGGTAAGTTACCGATATCGATGTAGAAGATACGGCGCTCGGGTGCTCTAGAAAGACGATAGATGACAAGGGAATCTGTCATCATCTTTAATTGATTTACAGGTTTAATTGCTTTATGCAGGTAGCCTTGTACAATGTTCTTATCCAGATCTATCAAGCCAGATGGACAGTAAGTAATTGCATCCACCGATATCTTAATGCCGGAATTATTATTGTTGTTAGGTGCAACCCCAGGTGAATAGTTCAACCCTTTTTCATTGTAAATGAAGAATTCGTTAATTGTCTTAACTAGTTCTACACCTGATGTAGAGCTTTTTTCTTTTTTTACTTCCCGTACTTTTCTGATCTTTCTAGGGTCAATATAGCGAAGTTCCTGAATACCTTTCTTAGGCTGGTCAGGATTTATTACTTTCTGGTAGTATAATCTACCATCAACATACCAGCGCCTAAAAATATCGTGCGCTTTATCTTTAAAATCTAGTAAGCTTAATATCTCGTTAAACTCATTACTGATAGTCTTCTTAATACTATCAGACATGTCAAGTTCATCAAGATTAATAGTTACCGGGGTTTCGCTATCGAGAGCGGCAATTGCCTCGGTAACGATTTCTTCGATTGCAGTATCACAATCGGGGTAATTAGCCACTTCTCTGTATCGAGAAATGAGCTCGGATTCTGAACGAACGGAAGCGTCGATGTCAACGTAGGTACCATAATAGCCCCCAGCGGCAACAGTCGACGCCCCATCTTCAGCAACAGGAGTTATAAAAGACTGACTCTTTAGCTCCTGTTGCTTGTCTTCACGACCAAATGTATATCCAAATAATGAAATCGCCATAATGAACTATTTATTCAATTAACCGTTAAAGATACCACGGAAGTCCGGGGCGCCTGAAAGAACACCTTCAGATGCCAGGAAGTGCTGGTATTGGAATGTAACGGTAAATGAAGAAATCTGATCATTAGCACCAAAGTCAAGCGCTACCGGTGATACATCGACAGGGAACGCGTTAACTAGCTTGTACGATTTCAGTGTATTACCATTTCTATCGAGCTGGAATACATCTGCATCACGCTGGTAGGCGGAAGGCTGAAGTTCACCGATCTTATCGGCGTAGTCATCCATACCGTTCATCCACTGCTCCAATGCAGTTCTGATCGACATATCGGAGTCGTTAAGGACGGTGATTGTCCAAGGTGCAAATACTCTATCACCTGCCATCTTAACTTCTCTACCTCTGTACTGAACGATTGCAGGATTAACTGTTTGACCAGGTAACTCAGCGACCGATACTAGGAAAGGTGCGCGTGCTACAGCTAGCGCGGCCCCTCCTACATACGTTGGGAAAGAGAGTTGAACGGCGAATTGATTAGGGCGTGCACCACCGTTGGTAAGAGCTGATTTAAAACGCTCTACGTTAAATGTTGTCATCTATATTCCCCTTAAATTAAGCGCCAACTTCTTCGAAAGAAATACCTGAGCGTGTTGCAATGAAGTTCAACTGAATATAGTTGATAGATTTTGCTGGCTTAATGAAGATATCAGCTGCAAATTCATTTCTATCGATTACTTCACCGGTATTGTTTGTTTCATCGCAGACTACCTTGAAATCGGTAATACCACGACGACCTTGAACGTCTCTTAGGAACGGCTCGACCAAGTTACGGAATTGGGCGCGTGTGAACGCGTCGTTGAATTCAAAGAGCTGGAACTTAGCTGCAGTGGCGATTGCTTTTTCTAGCACGATGAATAGTCTACGGACGTTAACACGATCGAAGGCCGATGGCTTGGAAAGCATCGTCTTGTCGCCGTAAAGAACAGTACCTTGACCGGGGAACGATACAACAGGATTAACACTCTTTTTATACAGTGTATCACGGTCAGTCTTCGATGGTGAGAATGCTAGCTTAACTACATTCTTTACTTGACCACGATTGAAACCGGCTGGTGAGAACCATGGGTCGTTTGTAAAGTCTGTACGAGCAGCAAGACCGGCCATGTCACCGTTCAGCGGAATCCAACGGTATACGTCGTTGTAGCGATCGTATTGATACTTCCAACCAGAATCCATTACTGCGTAAGAAGACGAAGGAAGTGTATCGCGGAAGCCCGTAACGTTAGTTGCTTCTGTACCGGATTGATTTAGAACATCCGAAAGCTCAGGTGAGACAAATACAACACAGTCCTTACGCACTTCAGCGATATTATTAATCGCGTAGAGAGCGGTTGCTGTATTAACGTTACCTAGCGGTAGTAGAGAGATGTCGTATGTTTCGTCGTTAGCAAACATTGCTAGACCGGTTTGTACGTTACCTGCGGTAGGTGAGTCAGCTGAAACACCTAGCGATAGACTTACAGATACGTTTGCAGCAAGATTTGCAAACGTTGTAGACTGCGCTACTGAGCCCCAGTTGGTACCCGTCGCTGGGTGCCCCATCCACCATACGTATTTTGAACCGTCGTTGATTGCTTGCTTATAGTATGCAGAAGAGCCGTCTGCATTCTTAGCATCTGATGCCTTGGACAGATAGGAGAACTTTTCAAGTACTGTGTTTGGTACCCCTGTAAATGCCCCATCCTCGTCAATCACGATGACGTGTAATTCATCATGCGCACCACCAAGTGCGCTAGTATATGCAGAGCTGTTTGGATCACCATCGAATTGAGCAGCATACTGCCAGCTGCTAAACGTATTACCATCGGCCATGGAGACTCTTAGTGAGTTACCTAGCGCACCAGGATACTTAGCAGCAAAACCACCAATATTTGCTTGACCAGCAGAATATGTCGTTAGATACGTATCCTCGTTTGTAATTAGAACAGCATTTGCTGATGCATTTGCTATAGCGTTCTTAGCCACACCCTTATCGACTACACGAATAACTTGTAAGTTATTACCATACGATAAGAAGTTTGCTGCAGTAAAGAAAGATTCGTAAACGTTTGCGTTTGGCTTGTTGAATCTATCTACCAGTGTGTTTTCTGAGTCAACGGTAACAACCTGATCGACCGGCCCCCACTGAAAAGCACCTACGAAACCGCCAGCAGTAGTTGCAACGGACGGAACAATAGATGTTAAGTCCCTTTCTGTAACTACTACACCCGGTGAAAGCTGGAATGGCATTTTAATCTCCTTAATTATGTTGTACTCTCATGCTGTACTCAATTTTTTTATATAAACGCTGGTTTATTTATAGTTTTTGGAATTTTGCTAGATCTTTGCGTCTATAAATTCCCTATAATCTCTACTGTATTTTTCAGTCAACCATAAGTCTCCATCGGCAACTAACGGTTGATCTTCTTCTGGAATACCCCCGTCCATAAAGCCAAATGGTGTGAGTTCTTCTTCAATATTTCTCATCTGCTGGCTGAAGAGTGCCTGTCTGTTATTTGTATTCATTAGATCCTTGAATAAAGGATCGTTGGAAGCCCAGGCAAATAGAACCATTGACATTACTAAATCGTCGTTATACCCTTCATCAGCTTCAAATGACCCGCTCTTCTCGACAAACGTGGATAACTCAGATATAATGTCTTTATCAAATACGAGTAACTTATTATTTTCAATCAGAGATTTGAGAGATGCACAACCAATTCTTTTTACTTGTTTAGAAGTTCTAACACCCAGTACGGCGTTCTTACCTGTTGATGAGAGATGTTGACCGTACTTAGCGTCACTTCCAACCCAAATCATATTTTCGTACTCTAACTCGTTGTGTATGATATCGGCAACCTGTTGGCCAATATCGTTAATTTCAACAAGAATATAGGCGTTGTTATAATCCCTTGCAATCTTATGTATAACGGTTGGGTATAGTAATGGACTGATTTTATTATCTCGAAACTTGGCAACTACCTTGAAGGGATATTCAGTTGTATCGTATACGGTGAATGCCGAAAAATCTCTTTCCACCCCTCTTGATGTATCCACCGAAATAAAGTATGCGTGTTTGGCTTTAGGTTCTTCTAAAATATCAAGATTATCCTTAGAGTGAATAAATGCCATTGGTGACATTCTTGATATTACATCGGCAGAAATTAGGGTATTTGTCGAACCTAAGAACTGAACTAAAACCTCTTGGTTGTATTTGATTTCACCAAGAAGGGCTTTTTGTTCGGCTGCCCACTTATCGTTTCTCTTCGGATGCTCCCAGTAATCGACTCTAACTGGTACAAACCCATTGGTACCGTTTTCGGCTTCATTCCAGAATTTCCAGAAGTGATTGTAGCCAAGAGGGGTAGATGTAAGAATGATCTTTGTTGTTTCACCGGCGGATACTACCGGGTATACCGAGGTAAAGAACTGCTCGGCTATATTATTAGGAATAATAGCTGCTTCGTCAACATAGAGCAGGTTAACCGATTTACCACGAATACCGGCTGAAGAGGTAGCAGCGGTCAGTACTTTCGAACCGTTCTCTAATTCAACGTCACCTTTATTCCACGTCTTAATACCTTGCTGCATCCATAAGGGTATATTCTCGTACATGAGCTGGTAACGGGATAGAATTTCCATCGCCGCATCAGACTTATTAGCAAGTATTGCAACCTGTTTGTTATTATTAAATAATGTATACCATAAGACGTACGCTGCTACCACCTGACTCTTACCCATCTGTCTGGGTTGCATACTAATAACTCTGCGGTTATCTTGTATGGTATTAATAAATCTTTCTTGATATGGGTACAGATCAAACGGGACTAATATTTCAGTATCGAGTGAGACTATTAAGCAGTAGGTCTTGATAAAATATATCGGATCATCCTTACACTTAAGCATTTCCTGTACTTCTTCATAAGAGTACTGGTGTGTATATCCAATTTGCTTAAGAGATTTATTTCCGTTATACGAATTTTTATTTTGCGTCAATTGTCTTAGCTCGCTGTTGGCTAATCATTTTCATTAAATCGGATGTTGACCCGGCAAATACAATATTGTTTTGCTGCTTAATAGACTGAGGGCTTTGTTCTCCGGTAATCTCTTTTTTCTGCTTATGCAGATTCATCAGGTCTTTAGCGACCTCAGACTGGGTTTTTACCAGCTGCCCTACAACCTCGTATGCTCTTGGATGCTCGGCATTGTTTGCAAGCTCGACTAAACTATTAATTACAGCATCGTTCTTACCTATCAGTCCGCGTAGTGTTGTGCGTGCAAGTTCGAAATCATCTTCCTGCTGTAGTACGGTATTCGGTGTGGTTGGTAGTTGTACTTCTTGAACATCGATGGGTTCGAGATCGAATATCTTATTTAAGTTATTGTCAATTTTCAT